ATAGCCATACTTTTTATCCTTATTGTGGTTTACGAACTATACGAGGTTCTCCATCTAAAAACTCATCAGTTCGTCTTCTTCCCATTTGTTCTAATGAGAATCCTTCAATAGCTTGCTTATATCTATTTTCATAATATTGCAACATATCTTGTGGACCCTTTAAGAACCCATATGCCTCTACTAGGCAAGCATATAATAAGCCATTGGGAAATTGTTGACTTAAATATGTATTTGCAGTTGTAGCCGATAATCCAGTTGGTTTCAATATATAATTTACTTGAATTGTATAAGCTTGATCTGGGGTGGGTGCTACAATAACAGTATCTTCATCCCAATTTGCATAATATTTAGGAATTCCTGTAGTATTGCTTTGATTATATTCATTAATAAATGTCATATCTCTAACATCTAAAAAAGATATGGTTCCATCTGTATTAAATACTTGTGCAGATCTAATAACTAATAAATCTGCTGGTGTATTAAAATATTTTTGGGTTACCACAACAGAAGCTGTTGCATATTTCCTATTATTATCAGAATCTACATCTCTTAATATTCTAAACTCTGCATTTTCAATAAATCCATTAATAATAGTTGAAGTAAATACATTAGAATCTACCTCTGTATAATCTCTAATTTTTGTAACTAATTCTGAATATGTCATATTAAGCTTGTAGTGTTACTGGTCCTGCAGAACATTCCGCTCCGCCACCTGATACCCCTCCCGTTGTTGCTGTTCCTGCTCCTGTAAAATTAAAATAATTTGTAGTATCTGATATATTACCAGATGAATCAATTTTTCCAACTGTGATTGTAAATCCATTTGCATTTGAAATATTAGTTACTCCATCAAAAGATTGTACATCAGTAAATCCAGTATCATCTGTAGGTCCTCTAAATCTTACAGTATTGCCTGTTGATCTTTGATGATTTTGTGAAAATACATTAATATAAGTTGTTCCAGAATAGATAACTGTTGAAAAGGGATCGGGTGTAAGTGGTATTAATACCGGTGGTTCTTGTCTATCAGGATGTGCATATCTTAAACCTTGTGGATCAGCTGCAGTTGGCTTTGGTTCTAACTGAGGTTGCTTTGCTTCATATTCGCTAACATGTACCCATGAGCCATTCCACTCTTGTACCATTTCTTGATATGGAAACCTCTGACCAGATCGATCAGAAATCATATAAGAATATTTTCCTCTTGAATTCTTAGACATTTGGATAATAAGTTTTTGGTGTTATAAATGAACTTGAAGAAGAGCCATCTTGTTCTAATGCTCTTTTTAATTCATCTTCGTATAATAATCTTAATTCTTGTGTTCTTTGTGGAGCAAGTTTTAATGATACATAATAAGCGAGTCCTGCGCACATGCATGGGACAAATCTATATGGAACATCTGTTGCATTTGTATAAGCTCCAACATCTTGAATTCTTTTTGCATAATAATAATTAACTACATTATTAACTTCACTTGTGCCTGGTGTTAGAAATAAAGTGATTGTAATTTTATCTATAAATCTTTGTACAAAATATTGTGTAGGTTGACCGGTTGAAAATTTAGAAGATAATCCACTGTAAGCAGATCTATCTATTTTTGTAAGTGGAAAATCAACCACAGGTGTTTGTTGTGTGTTTCTATAAACAGCTTCTAATATATCATCAGGTCCATAAATGATTGAATTATTATCATAAACATTTGCATTATCAGCATGGATTGCAGCTGTTGTACTATTTGCACCTCTAACACAACCTGTAAAAGTATTATTAGATGTGTCTGTTCCTGTATAAGTTATTTGTTCCGAATCAATTAATAAAGTTCCTGATGTTGGAAATTGATCTACTGAATCAACAGTTATTGTAGTTACTGATGCATTAATTGCAGTATCTAAAAGAGTAAATACACCATCGGATGTTCCATCTCCTGCTGATCTATAAAGAGTATAGACAGATTGACCATTGACCATGGAGATTGAATTATTTGCTACTTCCCAATAATGAAGACCTCTGTTTGACCACTCTTGGAACATTATATTCAGAGATCTTCTTGTAGATTCTAAATCTTGTCCAGTTCTTGGTGCAGATAAACCAATTCTTTCGTAAGCCTCTTCTATAATTTTATCTATAAAAAAAGTCTTTTCAAAAGTTGTAGTTCCAGAAGTAGTATTAGCCATTTAGCTTCTCCTACGCTGTTAAGCCTGAACCAGAAAATTTATCTGTTAATAATGTAACTGCTCTAACATTTGTTAATGTTGAAACATAAATTCCTTTTGGAAATAAAATTCCATCTTCAGGAAAACTAAAATTAATAACATCACCACTTGGTACATCAGCTGTAAACAAATTTGATCCAGCTTGACTTGTAGTTGTTAATTTTACAATTCCAACACCACTACTATTAGATGCAATAATAATTCCTCTAAGTCTCACTGGAGGAGCAACAATTGCAGTAGAAGTACTTGCTGTAAATCTAGTTGCTTGTATATCACCTTTATAACTTCCCATATTTTTCTCCTTATAATTTAAGGAGCCCTTACGAGCTCCTTAAAAATTAATTATTTATGCTCCGAAAGCAAAAGTTCCTGTAAGACCTGTGCTTTGTGGGTTCATTGACATTTTATAATTTACTGTCCATATGCCATCTTGAGCACATGAGAAATAAAGATAAGAACCAATACTAAATAAATTAGTTACAGCGTTTGCTGGTGTATAAGTAAGTAAAGTTTCACCTGCTGTTGAAGTATCAAAAGACACTGCATTAGTTGTTCTACTTTCAATTATAGATCCTGTTGCAAATGCATCTGTTCCAGCACAATCAAAAGAAAGTGTATTTGTTCCACCAGTTGTATCAACTGATTGAGCATGAATTACAATTACTCCTGCTCTAGCTGCTGGTAATGTAACTGCTTGAGCGGCAGCACCAGTATAATTATTTACTGTTATAGTATCAGCAGCATAAGTTAAAGTTGTGGCTGTTGCTACTGTTGTTACTGTAAGACCTGTTAATCCAGGTACGATTGATCCAAGAAATCCAGCGCCGTTTTGTGAAAGGACTGGTCCTGAAAATGTTGTTTGTGCCATAGTTATGTTCTCCTAGTTATTCCAATATCGTCTCTAGGCCGTCGACTATACTGCGTCGATATTAGAAAGTTAGTGTATAGTAATTAAAATATAACTTAATTTATTGAATAGCGCAAGGGATACCTGCATCGAAAATCTACTTTTCGGATATAAATAGCTAGTTTTAGCTAGCTACAGAAAACTCAGGAGCAGCCATCTCTACCTTAATTTGTCTATGTGCTATTTCAGCTTCAGACATTTTAATCTGGTTAATGATTTCACGAATTTTTTCGTCAATCCTAACCATATCAAGAGTATATATTCCCTCTTGAATGTAGTGTTGCTCCCAATCAAGTTCTAATGCTCTCTTCTTTGTGTAAAGAGCTTGAACTGATATCATCTACAACCTCCTCATAGGTTATCCAACATTTATCCTTAGCAAAGGATCGCATGCTGTCTTTTAGTAATATACCTTTTTTTCCTATTTTGTCAAGGATAGCTAATTCTATACTTTCTGCACTATCTTCTGCTTCAATGTTAAAATTAGCCATGTGACCATAAGCTCTAATTTTTACTTGAAACATTTTTGTCATAATTCATTCTTTCTAACATATTAATGGGGCAAGTTAAACCTGCCCCAAAAATAAAAAATGCTTATATATTAAGCACCTGGTGAGCCAAACATACCTCTAGGATCAGAGAATCCGAATGAATATCTCTCTCTAGCTTTGTATCTAACGTTACCAGTATCAAAATCACCTTCCATAGACGTTTTGATAGCTGCTCTTACGAACATCTTCATACCGTTTGGAACGTCAGTTTTGATAAAGAATGCATCTGAATCAGTTAAGAAATTGTTAACCACATAACCTTGTGGAATCATTCCCATAGATTTAATTGCATTGATATCGTTATCAGCAGTACCTACTCTACCTTGAGATGCCATTAATCTCTCCGCTGTGAATTGTAATTCACTTGGAATAATTAATTTAACACCTCTTGCAGCGATTTTTAAACCTCTCTCATCAGTGAATGCATTGATATCAATCAATGATTGTTCTAATGAAGTTTCGTTTAAGTCTGCAGGAGTTGCAAGTTCATTTCTAAATGAACCAGCAATTGTAGGGTGAGATTGGTCCAATAAAGGTTTACCATCTCCACCTGGGAACGAACTTGAAAACGCATTATTAAGTACGTTTGCAGCCGTTACCTGCTTAGTGTTTGCCATAGATCTTGCTAACGCTTTTGTATATCTAGACGCAAGTCTGTCATACAAGTTATCTTCAATCGCTTCTTCAGTGATTGAGAAAGCAAGTGCTACGGTGTTATGTGTGTATCTAGCTGTGAAAGTTTCTTGAGCATTGTCAAAAGTTACTCCAGAACCTTCTGGCTTAACTTGAGCATTTGCGAAACCTGATAACATAACTTCTTCTTCAAAAGCTCTGTCAGAAGTTTCTACATCAAATATTTCAAGATGCTGATTTTCATAACGTTTGTACTCCAGGCCGAATAGTGCATTCAATCCTGGTTCTAGTTCTTTAACTAGCTGTCCTCTTGATATAGCCATATTCTTATACTCCTGTAGTTGTTTCGAACTGGTGTTCGTTTATTCTAACAACCCAAACAACGTGTGATTGAGTAATTAAATTGTCACCAGTATCTTTTGTTGCACCAAGTATCTGTAATTGTTCTGAAGACGTAGTTAACGTCGCGTCATTCAATCTAGTTCTAGATACGAAGTTTGCTGAATCTCCAGCCAAATAAGTTATATTCGCATTATTGAATACATCTGTTTGAGCCGAAGCGCCTGTGTTATTTGATCGTATTTCATAACGTTCATAAGGATCGTCACTTACGAATGCAACGATATCAGTCGCTGCAACGCTTGGAACGTAATTTAGGAACGTTGGTTTTTTAGTTGTTGGGTCAG